TATATAGTGTATCAGGAATTAAGAAAAAAGGAACTAGTAAAGATGTAATACCACCAGCACCACCACCAGCTCCACCTTGAGTATTTACAAATCCAAAAAATTGGGTTCCAGTTCCTCCACCACCTCCTCCACCAATTATGAGCATGTAAGCCATAGATCTACCTTTTGGTTTAGTCCATGTTTGCCATGTCAATCCACTAGTTGAATAGAAAGTTTGTCTATCAACATTCATGTCTGATGTTAAGTATTTAAAATCTATCATTAGAATCCTATTATTATTACAAAACCATTACCACCATTACCACCATTGCCTCCAATAATACCACCACCACCTCCTCCGCCACCAGATCCCCAAACACCATTACCACCATTTCCACCAATATTAGTAGAAGAACCTCCTCCTGTTCCACCAATAGCTGAAAAAGGTTTTTTTATAAAAACTCCAGCACTTCCATTTGAGTTTATGGCTCCACCATTTATTTGTGGATGAACATCACTTGCTAAAATATTTCCTCCTGCAAAAGCAGTGTTGGCTGTTCCAATACTTCCTCCACCAGTTCCACCATATATACAAGAGGTTGTTGCTGAAAAATTTGTACCAACATCACCTGTATTAATACCACCAGGAGTTCCTGCACTTGCTCCTTGTGCTGATATAGATAGTAAAGTGTTAGTAGGAGAGTTGGGTAATCCTATACCACCTGCAGCAGTTCCAGTAGATAATCCTATACCACCAGCTCCACCACCTGCAGCATTTAATATAATATTACTTATATTTAAGTTTGGATAATAGTTTACATAAGTTGTGTTACCCTGATTTAATACACTTGAAGCTCTTCCATTTATAATACCTGCTCCACCAGCTCCCACACTTATATATAATGTATCTGGAAGAAGAAATGATGGGGCATACATATTCATGATTTGACCACCAGCACCACCACCTCCCCCACCTCTGTTAGTACTTGCTGCTCCTGAAAAACCATTACCACCCCCACCACCAGCTCCACAAGCCATGATGAAAAAGTTTTGATATTGATCAGGTTTATCCCAAGTAAACCAACTAGATGAAGTTATATTATATATCCAAAGTCCTTCTTTATTTAATATATCAAAAAACATATTATATTATTTCTGGTATTATTTCTTCTACAATAACAGCAATAGTTGTAGTGGTAGTTGTAGTAGTAGGTGGTACATCTCCACAATATTCTAATATTTCTCCATCTATTACATAACTTTCTGTTACTTCAGGTAGTTCTAATGGATTACATTGTAAGTCAACATAACTCACTACTACCATATTGTCAATCACTTTATATGCTTCGCAGTCTAAACCAAGTGTGAATTTTATTTTAATGTATTTCATTAGTAATCTCCTCCTATAACTGATACATATAACCCTGCGGCTATTGTTGTACCAATGGTTACATTAAGAACATATCCTGTTGGTAATGCAAAGTTTAATGGAATTTCAAAAGTTGATTGAGCAGAAGTATCAGATGCTGTTGTTGCTGGAATAGTAATCTCATCAAATAAAATATTATTTGCAGCTGTTTCATTTGTAGAACCATTGTTAATGAACAATCTAGCTACTGTTTGTACGTTAGTACCTGCTGGTCTAAATCTTATTCTTTGTACATATGAACCATTTGCACCTGCTGTATAACAACCTAAGACAGTACCTGTACCGTCCATAGCAGTGTTTGCAGTGGTGATTGCAGTTGTACCCCAGCCAATTTTAGCTGTGAGTGTAAAAATAGGGGCGGTATTCGCTGGCATAATTTATAATTTTAATTTTAATATATTTGTAAAACATTTAAAGCTCTAACTGATCCTGTATAAGTTAATCCAAGAGTGAGACTGACACCATTAGCTCCACTTGTTCCTGAAGTACCAAAAGATGCACCACTTGTTCCTGCAGTACCTGTGGATAGTCCACTAGTTCCTGAAGTTCCAACTGTACCTGATGTTCCTGTTGAACCAGATGTACCACTTGTTCCTGCTGTACCACCACCACCTGCTGTTCCACTAGACCCACTAGTTCCATTAGATATACCAGATGTACCAGTTGTACCTGAACTTCCAGATGTACCAAATGTTGCTCCAGAAGAGCCAGATGTTCCACTAGATCCAGTTGTTGTTCCTGAAGATCCACTTGATCCACTAGTTCCTGATGAACCATCTGTACCAGTTGTTCCTGTAGAACCTGATGTACCAGTTGTTCCTGAAGAACCACTAGTTCCACTTGAACCTGATGAACCAATACTTGTACCACTAGAACCATTAAATCCACTTGTTCCAGCTGTGCCAAAAGATAAACCAGATGTACCAGCTGTTCCTGAAGAACCATCAGTACCTGTTGTTCCAGCAGTTCCTGATGTAGCACCAAACAAAGTTCTTGTAAATGTAAGAGATGTTACATCAAGTGTAATTGGATTAGATGTTGATATAGTGTATACATATCCTTGACTAACTGTTCCAGAAATAATATAAACTTGTAATCCTTGGAACACATCATCGTCTAATGACATATCCACAGATCTACTCCAAGCTCCAGCACTAACAACATATATACCATTAGTTGATGCAGTTCCTTGGTTTTTTACTAACACTCTTTCTCCTGCAACAACAGCAATATCATCAATGGTTTGTGTACCACTTAGTGTAATTGCTGCTGTTGTAGCAACACGACAAGGAAGGCTATAACTAACCCCCTTGATTTCTGCATACACTCCTATTCTTGTTATGGACATAATTCTTTATTTGTATTAATAGAATAATAATTCTCTGTAACACTCAGTATTAGAGTGTCTGTTTAACCATAAGTATTTCAATCCATCCACTGTTTGAAACACTTCCATTCTATTTCCAATAATAGCAGCACCTGCTAAATATGGATATTGTCCTGCACCATATGCTGTAAATGTAGTAGCATCTAAATAGTATAATCTTTGTGTAACATCTTTTGTATAATAAATTCTATCTACACCATCATAAGCATACATACTACCTGTTGATAGAGTTTCTATTTGAGGAGTGATAGCAATTTGATCAAATGTATCTGTTGTAAGATCAACCGCATCCCAGTTAACTGTTGCACCACCACGAGGAACTATTAGACGCTTACCACGAACACTAGTATCTGTTGTACCAAATGTCCAGTTCATAGATATACCTACACCTCTAATTGGTTGTTGAAGAATAGAATAAACTGTACTAGAAGTAACTGGTGCTGTACCAGCTCCAAATGTAAGAACGTTTGCTGTATTAGATGAAATTAAAAGCTCTTGTGCTGCACCTGTACCACCCAAGAATTTTAATCTTCTACCAGCAAATATATTCACAGCCCATCCTGTAGAAGTTAATGTTCCTGAACTTACTGACTGAGAATAATTCACTGTATATGTACCAACTCCACCAAATGTATTAATACCAATTGCTGTAATTGTTGTACCTGCTAATGTAGCACCACCTGTTATCACAGAACCAATACCTAAATATCCAGCTGTTACAACAGTGACAGTTAATGTATTTCCTGTAATAGAAGCTGTACCACTAAAAGAAGAAACGTTTGTATCTTGTAACGTTGTTGTAGAATGTGTACCTGTAGCAATACCAGAAAACATATTTCCAATAACTTGTTGTCTTCTTCCTATAATATATCTTGTAACACCATTTACAGGAGCTGTACCAACCACTGTAAATGTTAATGTTGTAGCAGTGTTAGATAAAATCTGTAAACATTGTCCTGTAGTAACACCTGTACTAGCAGTGACAGCTGTTGTATTCATCCAAACTACATAACCAGCCCACTGATTTGTTGACCAGTTTTTAGTAGAATCAGCAAGTGTTTGTGTTGTTAAAGAGTTTACAAATGTTGTTGCAGCTGGTGTACCACCCATTGTGTAAGTAAAGGTGGTTAAAGAAGGAACTGTAGCAATAGTAAACGTACCATTGAAGTTAGCATCTGTAGCACCTCTCACTACAACAGATTGACCCACTTTAAAATTGTGTGAAATAGCTGTAGTGACAGTGGCTGTTGTTGTAACGTTTGCTAATGTTGTAAGAGCTATTGATTTATTACTTGCATATTGAACTGAACCAATTGAGGTTAATCCAGA